CTCTCTCACGGCCTCGCGGAGGCCGTCCTTGAGCTCGTCGGGCAGGTCCTCCAGGCGGCCCCGCAGCCTGCTGATGCCGTCGACCCTGACCGACCTACGCCCCCTGCGTGCCACCGCCCGCCTCCTTGTCCAGGTCCACGACCTCCTGGCCGAGCGTGTCAACGATCTCCACACGGTGCGCCATCAGCTCCAGGCGCACCGTCGGCACAGCGTCAGAGTCGACCGTGTGCCAGACGGAGTCCCGCACAATCGCGTCCGCCGGGACCTCCACATCGCCGACCATCACGCGCACGTCACCGCCGCGCCGTGTGATACGGATCAGGTCTTTCACCGCCGCTTCTCCTTCTTCTCCAGGGCCCGCCGGATAAGAGCAAGTTCGCCGGCGACGGCGAGCAGCGCGGCGGCGGTGGCCGGTCCGTGCTCGCCGGCGGCCAGGTCCGCCTCGGCCTGGGCGCGCAGCTCGTGCGGCTCCAGCTCCGGCAGCCTCGGCGCCGGGCCGTCGTGGGCGGTCATCGGCCGAGCTTGTACACGGCGACGGTGATATCCGCCGCAGAGTCGCTATACGTGATCGAGGCCCGGCCGGTACTGCCGCGGAAAAGGGTCGTCAGCGGGATGATCCCGTAGTCCAGCGCCGCGATCGTCAGCGTGGCGTCCGTGATGGCGTGCCCGTCCGGCTCGCCCGGGATCTCCACGGTGACGGTCCTGTCCTCGGTGGCGTGGCTGTTGAGGACCAGCAGGAAATGCCCCGGCCCCACCTCGGCAGTGTCCGTGCCGTCGGTGGCCGCCGCCAGGTCGCCGTCTAGGTCGGTGGCCGGGTCGGCGGTTTTGATCTCGGTTGTGGCGAGGTCAGCCATCAGGTTCTCCTTCGCTCTGGATCAGCTGGCACTCGGCCCGCCGGTAGATGGGTGTGCTGGGGTGGGCGACCGCGAGGACCCGCCACGCCTCGCCGGTGCCGGCGTCGCGCAGCTGGTCACCGCGCCGGACATCGGCGGCCGGCAGGAGGTAGACGGTGTGGGTGTGTTCGGAGGAGGCCTGCGCGGCCAGCATCCGCTCCCGCGTGGACGGTTGGTCGACCTTCGCCCGGACGGGGGCGGGCTGCGGCACCATTTCGGTGGTGTGGCCGCCGGCGCCGTCCGGGGCGGTGACCGGCCGCCACACCTGCAGGCGCCGGCTCAGCAGATGCCCCACCCGCATCCGACCGGCCGGGCTCACCGTGACCTCAACAGACTGATGCCGCCGCCGAACCGGCCGGCCAACTGCTCCCGCAGATGCTGCGGGAGTTCGAGCTCGGTGATGCGGCCGTCGGACCCGTAGGTGACGGCGTAGTCGCCGAGGCGTTCCTGGCGGATGTCTGCGGCCGCCAGCCCGGACCCGTCCGGCGCCGAACGCCAGGCGAGGAGCGTCGCGGTGGCGATGCGGCCGACCAACATCACGATGTCCGCGGGGGTGGTGGGCAGTCCGTGGGTCTGGGTGACGGTCACCTCGGATGGCTGGCAGGCCGGTGACCAGCCGGCCGCCCGCCACAGCCGGCTGTCCCGCAGCCGCCAGTCGGTGACCTCGTCCTCTTCGATGGCGACGGCCGATACCGCGGTGACCGGCGGCCCGGGGAGGGTCAGCCACTGGGAAGCGGGCCCTTCCAGGGTGAGGGTCGAGGTGGTCTCGCTGATCGGGACGCCGGCGGCTTCCCGGACGGAGGCGGAGGCGGAGGCCAGGTAGGTCTCCATCAGCGGCTCTTCGTCGGCCTCGAGCGTCAGCCCGAGGGCGACGACGTCCGCCACGCTGGCGAGTGGATCGAGCGCCATGGTCACCTCCTGTTCGGTCAGCTCATCAGCTCATCAGGTCGATCAGGTCGTCCCGGGTGTAGACCTCGGCGTCCTCACGGGACAGCTGCCCGCGCCGCACCGTGTACTCCACCCACTCCGCCTTCGGTGCGTCGTCGGCCGGCCGCTCGCCCTGCGGCGGGGCCGCAGGGGCGGGCGGTGTGGCGGGGAGGTCCATCAGGTCGCCCTTGGTCATGCCGTCCGCGATCTCCGGGTCCAGGCCGTGCACGGCGACCGCCCACCCGACCCACTGGGGCTTGAGGGCGGTCTTCGGCGGCCGCGGGGTCTCTCCGCGCGTCAGCGCGGTTCCCCCTGCAGCCGGACCGTCCGGACCGTCCGGACCGGCCGGGCGGGGCCCGCGGTAGGGGGTGCCGTCCGGGTTGACGCGGGACAGGTAGCCCTTGTCCAGGCGCTGCTGGATCGGCTTGGGCAGCGGCAGTGCCATCTGGAAGATGGCCCCGCCTTCGCCGCGGATGTGGATCAGCTCAGGCATGGTCAGGCCCTCCGGGACACAAGAAGGGCGCCGATGGTGCCGCTGGTGGCCTCGGCTTCGATCATCATCGACCCGTCGTTCTGCAGGAAGCGGCCGGACTCCAGGGGCCCGATGTAGAGGGTGTCGCCGAACGGCACGGTGACGACGAGGTCACCCAGGCCCGCGGCGAGCGCGGGCGGGTAGTCACCGGCCTTGATCGTGATGTCCAGGTCGGTATCCCCGGAGCTGTTCGCCACGACCAGGACGGTCTTCTCCGGCTGCGCGTCGACGATCCGCATGTCGTTCGTCGGCGCGGCCACCAGGGTCTCGGTGTCCAGCTCCACCGCGGTGGAGCTGTTGGGCAGCGTCTCGGTGTACGCGATATCAGTGGTAGCCATCGATGGCCCTCCGAGTCAGGATCAGGTGAAGTCGACGGTGCAGGACGCGAGGGCCTCGGGGCGCACGACCTTCGCGCCGTACAGGGCCAGGCCCTTGACCGCGTCAGCGAACTTGGACTCCGGCCGGTACGCCTCGGTCTTGTTGATCTGTTCTGCGAAGGAGATCGCGGCGTTGGTGCCCGCGGTCACCACGTTGTGGGACGCCTCCGGGGAAGGGGTGTTGTTCGACATGAGGATGTCGAACCCCGCGGCGCGGCCGACCTGCCCATTGCGCAGGCCCTCGGTAGTGCCGGCCTTCTCGTTGGACACGAACCGGTCATCGCGCAGGAGTACCCCGTGGAACCACGGGGGGACGGTGCAGTATCGGCCCTCGGTGGGGACGTCGGCTTCGTCCAGCTTGACCTTCAACGGGACCAGTACCTCGTTGTACGCCAGTGCGGCCTCGGCCGCCCAGGACGTCGGGGACGACAGGTCGATCGTCACGTCCGGGACGACGTTCGCGGACGGCACGGAGGTGTAGAAGCTGGCGACGTACTGGTCGGCGACGTCGGCCAGCTTGTACGCAGCCCGGCTCATCGCCTCCGGCATGACGTTGCCCTTGGCCTGCCGCTTGTTGACGTCGTCCACGAAGAAGGCGAAGAATTTCGCCTGGTCGATGACGAGCGTGCGCTGGGCGTCGGTCAGCTCCTCCGGAGAGATGACCGTCGAGTTCGGCTCGTAGTCGTCGATCGTCGGATCGGAGATCGAGGTGATGCGGACGGTGTCGCCCGCCTCGCTGATGTCGCCCTCGTAGTCGCGGTTGACGATGCCGGGGCCGGCGTAGACGAGCCGCTTACGCCAGGCCACGAGGAGCCTGGCGGACCAGATCTCCGGCACGAATCGGGTAATGGCCATGGATGGCCCTCCTGTCAGGTAGCGCCGAGCAGGTCATCGAAGCGCCCGTCATCCTGCGCCTTGGTGATCTGCTCGGGGGTCATGGTTTTCAGGTCCTGCCGGGTGAGCTGCTTGGGCCTGGACGCCTTGCGCGCCGCTCCGCCGTCAGCTGAGCCCTGGAACCGCCGGCCGCCTTGCGCTGCCAGGTAGGGCTTGTTCTTGATCAGGTCGTCGATCGCGTCCTCGATGTCGTCCGCGTCGATCTCGCCGTCCTCGCCCACCTCGAACTGGTCAAGGTCGAGATGGAGGAAGGCGTCCTTGGGGTCGGCGAGCTTGCCCTTCGCCGCGGCCCGGACTTCGGCCTTCAGCAGGCGCTGGTTGGCCTTGGCTGTGGCGGCCTGCTCTGCCTGGCGCCGCACTTCCTCGGCGTCCGGCTCGTCGTCCTTCTTCGTGCCGCTCTGGAGGCGGTCTTCGGCGGCCTTGCGCCGCTCCCGCTCCGTCTTGAGCTTGGCCTTCATCCGGGCCAGGGCCTGCTCACCCTTCGGACCCAGCGGCCGATCGCCCTGGCCGCTGCCCGCATCGTCGCCCTGGTCGTCGTCACGGATGCCGTCACCGGTGCCGTCGCCCTGGCCGTCGTCGCCGTCGGGATCCCCGTCGTCATCGTCGCCCTGGCCGTCGTCGCTGTCGCTGTCGCCCTCGTCGTCGGGGGCGCCGCCGGCGATGGGCCAGATCGGATGCAGCCGGGCAGGGTCCTCCCCGCGGCGGGCCTTGCGCCAGCCGAGTGCGAGGGCCCCGGTACGGGCGTGCCGGGGCAGGGTGCTGCTGCTCATGCGTCTCCCCTTGCGGAAGTGGTTCGGGACCGTGCGTTGCGCGCGGTCAGATCAGGTAGGCGTGCTGGCGCAGGAGTTCGATGGCGTGCCCGCGGGAGCGGGCGGTGCGGTAGATCTCCTCCGGGGTCAGCCGCGGGGACTGCATACGGCGGCCCCGGCTGGTGGCGCTGCGCGGGATGTCACCGGCGTCCTGCAGGCGCCGGAACTCGGTGCGGAAGGCGAGGCCGCGGCGGGTGGTTCCCTCGCTGGTCGTCGCGGTGAGCTTGCGCCGGTAGGCGCCGGCGCTGCTCATGCCGCGGCGGGCGTTG